TGATTCACAGCAGATTCTATTTGACTAGGAGATGCTTTAGTATAACGGGCTTGGAATCTAGCTCTTACACCTTCAACAAGAGGTGCGTAAGCAGGGTTTTTCATGATAGCACTAGAATCGGATAAACCATTCTGCACCATAATATCTTTTACGTGTGAAGGCACCTTCTCAAGGAAACGCTCTTGAGCATTTGAGATACCTTTTTCGGCAAGTCTAGTGCTAGAATGAAAAGCGACAGTTACGGCTTGGCGACCAACATTGTTAATAACATCAAGAAGAGCTTTAGTAGCTTCTTCTCCACCAGCAGTAATCTTTGTGAGTTGCTCAGGAGTAACGGACTTAGTAAAGTCCATTTTACCAACCATTTCACCAAGTTTTCTAGGATCAATAACTGGGAGAAAAGAAGTTGGTTCTTTCGGTTTGGGATTTTTCGGATCTTCAACTTCATTTTCCCATAACTTACCAAATTCCAGCAGGGGGTCATTCCCTTCTTTGTTTTTACTATCAGGATCTGGATTATTATCATCAATTTGATTTTCTATAGGATCTGGTTGCATTCCAGATTTAGGTTGTTGTCTTGCATTAGGATTAGGTTGATTTTGTGGTCCTTGATTTGCTTTATTATTAGGATCTCCAAGAGATTGTGCAGGAACAGAGGAAAATGGATTTTTTAGTACGCTTGACATGGTTTAGGACTCCTGTTGTTTATGAACTTGTTGACTTGCACGAGTAGCGATAGTATCAATTGTTGCTGCATTAACTGGATTGATTGAAGATTCTTGTTGTTTAAACACACTTAATTCTGAAATTGCTGCTTTATGAGCATCAAATATTTCTTGAATCATACTTAATTTCCCATCTAACTCAGCAATTCGTAAAAGAAAGCTTCTATCAAGAGAGCCTTCTTCTGGAAGTAAAGTAGAACCTTTTTCTTTGAATATTTCACAATATCTTGTTTGAAGAAATGCAATTTGTAAAGTATTAAGTATTCGAGCATTTATTTTTTCTTCTTGAGAAAATGCAAATTCAGAAAAGATACTATCAGGACGTAGTTGGGGCATTTTTAACTCCTGGTTTAGTAGGTTGAGGTGGTTGTGGCATTGGGCCTAATATTTTAGCAATCTCTTCTGGAGTTTTCTCAGATTTAGCATAATTAGTTGCTGCATTCTGCCAAGCACCAAGTGCAAGTTCATATTGCCGCTGTTCTACTGATTTTTCAAATTTACCAAGTTTATCAACTCCAGATACTTTCATCAAATATGAGAAAAGAGGTGGAAGATCATACCCAGCAGCAATTCCAGGAACAGATGCAATAGTTTGCATTCCTGCTTGCATCTGTTCAGTGCTTACAAGTCGCTGAATTGGAAGAAGTCCATCACCAACTTCAAATTCAGCAGCGATTTCTCTCATTTTAGAAGGATCAACAGTTATCATCTTTCCTTCAGTTCTATTGTATTTCTTACCATTAGGTGCAAACTGAAGAATATTGTTCTTAATCATTTCTTTAATTGGCTGCATCCCAGTAGCTTCCCACATAATAGCTTGAGTTCGTTCTCTGGAATTAGCATTTGCCATAGTTGTATCAAATTCACTTTGAAGTTTATTACCTTTTTGGAATTGACCAACACTTACCTTATTTTGACCATTAGCACGCATTCCCCATTCAGCAACTCCATTAGCTCCTTGCATCCAAAATTGCACATTTTCATTATGAAAAGGAATTTGATAAATAGCTTCCTCTAATTTCCTTCCATAAGCAGTAGGACGAAGTGGAATCTTTGCAGAGGGGTTTGGGGAGTTAATATGATCAGGATCAACAAGAAGTGGATTGTATAACATTCTATCAGTTACAACTCTACGAGCACTTTGAAGTGTTGCATTCCATAAAGCTGATACCATATCTTGAAATGGCATTTGATTTTCAGCTTGTGACTTTGTTTGATGATCAAGATTATCCACAAGTGGTTGTACAATAACTAATGGAAGGTAATTATGAGCATTTGGTATTGGTGCTGCATAAACCATTACACCATTTACACAAATAAGTTTCCAAACATCAGGAGTTTGATCTCTTGGAGCACGAATACCAAATTCTGAAGGCATAATACGTGCATACAATTTAACCACTGTATACATATTCTGGTATTCAATATGGTCACGAGCATTATCAGTAACCCAATTAACCCAGTTAAAGGCTCCATCATACCAATTTTTATCTCGAAGTATAGCTGAAGGATTAATATAAGGAGTATAATATGAAACATCCCAACTTGGAGCTTCAAAAGCTTTTACATCATTCTTAAGTCTACTTTCACCAAGAGATGCAAGATACATTTTAAGTTGAATTCGTGTCATATGACGAATATAACCACCAAATTCACCTTCTATATGACATCTATGAATAGGAACTCGTGGATCATAAATAGTATTATATGGATCTGGAGCGTAAATACAGTTACCTTCCCATAGTAACTGCTCAATAGTATCTCCCCTTTTACCAGAACCATTCATTGGTTTATGTAAAATCTGCGTATCCCAATCACATTCAATAGGAGCAAAGTTATACTTAGCACCATTACGAAATGCAATATTGAATTGCGCAGCCCAACCATAATGTATTTGATCCTCTCCTACCAATGTATTCCACATAAGTGCAATATCTTCATATTCTGGATCAGTTACAAACTTATACATTGGGTAATCAAGAAGAAATACATTGGTAAGGAATGATACAGAGTTCTCCACACTCTCCATAATCATTGGAACTTGCATATTCTGGAGTTTAGTTGGATCTCCAGCTTTATTAGCTTTCTGTGCTTTACGTTGTTCTTCTGTAAAGTCTTTCTCACGCATATACGCACGATCAATATCTTCAAGTCGTCCTCGTAATTGCCAACCTTCATCACGAACTAAAGCACAATTTTTGATATAATCAGCAAGATGTTCTTGTGCTGAACTATCTATACGAAGAATATCCACATCTTGCGCCATAATATCCTCTTTAAGTTTAGAATGAGCAATTTTCGGATTCAGTTAAAGGGCGAGCACTATTAGCAGTTACCATTTCTGGTTCATATGGCATTGCCATAAGTTCAGAATATTGTTCAACTACTTTCTTACAAAAAGTTAAAAGATCCAAACACGTATCTTGATTATTTCTTTTAAGTGGTTGGAACTTTATAATTTCATTAATAATGACAGGACGAACTTCATCCTTTACATGAACTTCTTTCGCAATCCAAGATTTGAGTGATTCCATTATCTTAGCATTTTTACTTTTTATACCAATATTAAGTGGCATAAAATGAAATCCTTCAATATTGTTATCTGTACATATCTTAGTAAACCAAAAGAGAAGTGATGCTTGATAAGAAGCATTTTCAACACAAATAAGTCTTGTTTGAGTCTGCACTCCAAGTATCAAAGCTTGCTTTATAAGTTCTAAAGGAGAATATTTCGCAAGCTTTACTTTCTCAAGTGTTGGAATACCATCAAACAAACCTACTAATCCAATTCCATTGTAATCAGAATTGGGATTATCTAAAGCTGGATCTATCACAATTGCTCGGCCGAACGGCATTTCATCTTCATCAAATGGAAATCGTGGTAATCTAGTAATATCAATTCCAACTTTAAGTCCTGCATTTTCATCATTAAGCTTTTCAGCAAGAAATACTTCTGGATGTCCTGCTCGTAAATCTCTTTCATACTCATCAAGAAGTTGTGCAATTGGTTGAAGTTCTTCCCACAATGAAGAACCATCAGCAAGAATTGCTCCAACAATAAAACTTAACCAATCTGAATTATTCTTAAGTTTTTTAAGAATACTTCCAGTAGTAGGATACATATTTGCAACAAAGATATACATACAACCAAATGGAGAACATGCTTTCATCCATGTTCCTAACATATCTTCATACATCTTATTACTTAACTCTTCATTTTCAGAATCTTTTTTCTTTTGATAATCTTCAAATATCATTACATCTGGACGTTCATTCTCTAAGTTTAATCCACGAATAGAACCACCAGAACCCAAAGCACCTAAAATTATCTTTCTTCCACGAAATGAAAATATCTTACAATCAACTCTATCTCTTTCAATATTAACATTCCATTCACCAAATAATGTTGTAATATTTGGACTTGAAAGCATTGTGCATACATCTTTAATAATATTTTGTGCATGATCTTCTATGTATGAAATAATCATTATACAACGTTTATTTGTAAAGAGAATAAGAAAAACAACCCATATTTTAATAATAGTTGTTTTCGCAAATCCTCTTGGTATTCCAATTGCAAGTTGTGGAAATGCTCGGGGGAGGTTTACTTTACTTTTAAGAAAGTCCCAAATTGCAACAAACATTGGAGGAAAAAGAAATAACATCTTTTCCGCCAAGCACAATGCACCAAGAAAATTAAGATTGTTTTCCGCAAGCGCAATTGATTCCGCCGGGTTAACTTCTACAAGTTCTGGTGGAAGTTTAGCGCTTAATTGATCCATTTATTTTCTTTTCAATTTCTTTACGAACAATTAGTAAAGCATCAAAGTGAGTAAGACCACCA